GTTTATCGACGTGCTGCGTAACGCCATGGTGATGGCGCAGGCGGGTGTGCGCATGATGCCTGGTTTGGTCGGCACACAAGACATACCGCGCAAAGTAAGTGGCGCATCGGCAACATGGATAGGTGCGGAGGACACCGACGCGCCAGAAAGCGAGGCCGCATTTGACATGGTGACTCTGACGCCGAAAGATTTGGCATGCTTTACCGAAGTCACACGCCGCTTATTGCAAAACTCAACCCCGGCGGCCGATGGTTTGATTCGTGACGATCTAGCCATGGCTCAGGCGCTAGGTCTCGATTCTGCGATTTTGTACGGATCAGGGCTTGCAGGTCAACCGACCGGCGTCGCGAATCAAACAGGCATTAATACGTTTTTGTTGGCGGCAGCAAATCCGACTTACGCAGAAACGATCAGGATGATACGCGAGGTTATGACTGATAACGCATTGATGGGCGCATTGTCATACATCATCGACCCACTCGGCTGGGAAGCAGCAATGACAACCGAAAAAGCCGCCAATACTGCGCAGTTTTTGATGAGCGAAATGGGCACGATGAACGGCTACCAATCGCGGGTCACCAACCAGGTCGCCGCAGGTGATTGGTTTTTTGGTAATTGGGCGGATGTCCTGGTTGGTGAATGGGGTGGCCTTGAATTAAACGTTGATCCGTATACGCACAGCCTGAAAGGTCGCGTACGTTTTATCACGTTTAAAACCGCAGACGTTGCGATTCGCCAACCCGGCTCGTTTTTGCTAGCGAATGACGGCGCCTAATGGTCGCTAATGATAAAAAAAACAAGATTGCGGTTTGTTTGGACGTGTTGTGATTTCTGTAGCAGAGAACACAAATCTAAGTTGGCCGCAATTCTTCATTCGCGCTGGATGTATTTTAAACGAGAGAGTGTCATGAGGAAAAAACAATGTCAAAAGTAACATTGATAAGAGGGACGGTAGTCGGCGGCAAGCGCTATGCGCTGAAAGGCGGAGAAGAGAAAACAATCGAATGCACCGATGCTGAGGCACGGTATTTGATCAACACAAAACGCGCGACGGCGATGGACAAAAAGCGCAGTAAGCCAAGCCAGCCTTCGGCGGAATCGCAAAAAAGCAGCAATGATGTTGCAGGTAAAAGCTTAGTCTAAATGTCAGCCGAATCACCAGAAGATTTGGCATTGTTTTTCGACCCCGACGAGTTTGGGGTCGAAATGCTTTACTCAACGCCTGCTAATGCACTTACGCATCCGGCTAACGCCGTGCCGGTTGTTGTCATTTTTGATCGAGAGTTTATCGATTTCGGCGAGGTCGAAGGCTTTTCACCTGCGGCGACCTGTCCCCTGGCCCACGTGCCTGGCATCGAGCACGGCGCACTGCTCAGCGAGGCCGGTGATCTGTATAGCGTCGTCGGTATAGAGCCGGACGGCCAAGGCCTGGTGCGGTTAATTTTGGAAGAATTGTAATGGCGGATCATCGCGCCGAACAAATAATTAACGCATTTGTTGCCATTGTAACCGGCTTAACCGCGACGGGGAATCGAGTTAAGCGCGCGCGGGTGTACAACATTGGCCGGACACAAGTGCCGTCACTCTCGATATATATGGGGCCGGATACGCCGCTTGATGCGTCGGACGGCCAAACGAATTTTCGCTTTATCGACACAGAATTAACTATAGCGATAGTCATACACGTAAAAAAAATCGACGCATACGAAGCCGAACTTAACGAAATACGCAAGCAGATCCACATCGCCATTATGTCTGATATCCATCTTGGCTTGCCGAGTTTTGTCGTGCAAACCATTTGGCGTGGCGCCGATACGCCAGAGCTAGACGGCGGCTCTGAAAAGCCTACCGCAACGCAGCAACTTAACTGGGCGGTGCGCTACCGTCACAGCTTTACCGACCCTAGTCAGTAATTACTAACTAACATAAAGGAAACCATCATGGCATTTTTAACCAACCGAGAGGTAATACTCGCCTCAGTCGAGGCCAGCTATGGCGTTGATGCTGCACCTGTCATTAACAACGCCATGTTGGTGGAGAATCCAGCCTGGGCCCACGAAGGCTTGCGCCTTGTCGAGCGCAATGGTATACGCCCTAGCATTGGCAAGTTGCAGCAACTGTTTGCCGGTACCTTGCGCGCAATCAGTTTTGAGCAAGAAATAAAAGGGTCGGGCGCAGCAGGTGTCGCGCCAGAAATGGGCGTACCGCTGCGCGCGTGTGGATTGCAAGAAACTATCGTTGCTGATACATCCGTTGCCTACGCGCCGCGTAATACCGCTCACGAGAGCGCAACGATTTACTATTACCACGAGGGTAAAATTAACGTCCTCACAGGTGCACTTGGCACTGTCTCGTTTTCGCTCGAGGTGGGCGGCAAAGGCATGGCCAGCTTTAATTTTATTGGCCATTCAGGCCCGCAAGTTGATGGTGCCGTGCCTAATCCTAGCTACGACGCTTTGGTGCCACCACCTGTGATTGGCGCAGGGTTTGATGTCGGTGGTCACGCAGCGGTTGTCGCGGCATTAAGTATTGATCTTGGCAATCAGCTCGCGACCCCGCCCGACATGAACGCCGCGGATGGATTTAGCGAAGTGTTTTTGGTGATGCGAGATGTCAACGGATCGTTTGACCCACAAGACACGCCCGTTGCAACAGTAGATTGGGAGGGCATGCTACGCAGCAACGCCACCGCCGCGCTAACAACCGGCGTCATCGGTAGTGCTGCGGGCAACCGCTACCAAATCGATATGCCAAAAATCGCTTACCGCAGCATGGCGCCGGGTGATCGCGATGGCGTACGCACGCTAGAGATGGGTTTTGGCGCGACTGAAGATATCGGCGACGACGACTTTATACTGACATTTACTTAAGCGAGCAGCTATGGCTATATCAATTGTTAATAAATTATCAACCGTCTGGTATGTGCCAAGGCCGGAAATCGAGGCAGCAAGCCCGTCACGCTTTAGCTTGCGCCCGTTAAACGGCATGCAATACATGGAGGTGATACAGGAAACCACGGGCGCAGGTCTTGATATCCGTATTAGTGGGCGAGGTCTCAAACTCGCGCTGGAATACGGGCTGGTGGACTGGGAAGGCATCACCAACGCAGCCGGCGAAAAAGTTAACTATTCTCGCATTGAGTTGCAAAAGCTACCGCCGGAACTGTTAACCGAGCTGGCTAACCAAATCATTATCCAATCAGATGTGACGGAAGACGAAATAAAAAACTCATCATCGCAGTAGTCGTCAACAAAAATAAGAAAGACTTCGACTGCGATAAATGCCAGTTCAAACACTGTGACAGCAGCGGCAAGCGGCCAGGCTCATTAGGGCCAGCAGGCTATCCAAAGTGGGAGGTGGCAGGGGTTATTCGTTCTAACATCTGTTTGAAGCCCATGATCACCACGCAAACGCAAACGCTGATTCGGCTTTATCGACACTACAACAACGGCGTGCTGCCACTTAGCGGCGGCATATTAGATCAACCACACTCGTTTACCCACGCCATGGAAGTACTCGATGCATGGCAATGTGAGACCTAATGCAAGATGACGTAAAGTTTAAAATATCTGCACAAGATCGCACCAAAACCGCGATCAATAGCTTTAAGCAAAACCTAAAGGGTGCAAACGCGGCAGTTCTTGCCTTTCGTGGCGCGATCGTTGGTCTGGCGGGTGTGGCAGTCCTGGGCAGGATCGCCGCGCGTACGCTTGATGCGGCCGACGAAATACAAAAGTTAACGCAACGTACCGGGGTATCGGCAGAGGCACTGTCACAATATCGCTTTGTCGCACAACAGTCTGGTGTTTCCTTTGAGACGTTAACGGGCGGTATCGTCAAAATGCAAAAAAGCCTGTCTGACGCAAATGCAGGTTTATCTACTTCAAAAAAAGCATTTGATCAGTTGGGTATACCGCTTGAAAAATTTACCGCTCTTAAGCCAGAGCAACAATTTAAAATACTCGCGGAACAGTTAAGCAAGGTCAAAGTCGAAAGTGACCGCACCCGCATCGCAATGGATATTTTCGGGCGTTCTGGCGCTGCACTTAACAGTGTTTTTATGGATGGTGCGGCAGGAATTACTGCTCTTATGCAAGAGGCGGATGACCTGGGTGTCACGTTAAGTCAAGATCAGGTCAACGCCGCCGCCGACGCAAATGATGCGATGGGTCGGCTACAAATAAAATATGCAAATGTTGCTAACACAATTGTCTTACAGCTTGCCCCGCAATTGGAGTCATTAGCCGACTTTCTTACGAACGATATACCGAAGGCGACTAAAATTGCTGTTAAGGCGCATGCGGCTCAGTTTGATCTTTTATCCGCAGGGCTGGCCGCGAGTGTCAAAGTTCAATTAGCGTTTAACCGAGTCGCTGAAAAAATACCTGTTTTAGGGAAATTTTTTACGAACTCTACCGACCTTATGCAAGCCCTTAGCCTGGCCTCAAAAAGTACATCGCTCCACTTAAATGAGACGCTGAAAGCCACCGAAGCCCTCGGCAAAGCATCTGCTGGAGCAGTCCCTGATCTGCCAGACATAAAATTGGGTAAAATCGAGACGACAGAAGATCCCAAAGACAAAGCCGCAGCAGCCCGCGCTAAAAAAGAAGCGCAACGCGACGCCGACCAACTCGCGAAACAACGCGAAAACTTTGCCACAAGGCTCGATAACTTGCGCGTCTCGCTATCCGGCGAGGAAGCTCAGATTCGTGCGGCGGCACAAAAGAATTTGGCCTTCGTTGCCGAAGCTGGTCGGCTCGAAGTAGGCACAATTGAAGAACGCGAGGCCATCAAGCGCGAAGTGTTACGCCAGTCGGAAGAACAGATAACCGACATGCGCGCACAAAAACGGGATGAGAAATTGCAAGAAGCGCTGATCGAGCGTGAGCGAATTGTCGAAGAGTTTGGCACCGACGCTGAAATACTCGGATTCGCGCTAGAACAGCGCCAACTCATGATTGATAATGCATTGGCGAACAGGCAAATATCAGAAGCGCGCGCTCGCGAATTACAGTTAGCAGAAGAAGATAAATTTTTGAAAGCACTGTTACAGACAGAGCGTCGCGGCTACGCACAACGACAACAATTTGAACGTGCCTCGTTGCGTGTTAAGTCGAAAACTATATTTAACGAGTTGGATAGCATCACTCAAGGCGTTGCAGCACATAATAAAACGCTATTTAGGATTAACCAAGTTGCAGCAATTGGTCAAGCAGTCATTGGCGCCTACGAAGGCATATCAAGAACTTTAGCCGCGTACCCGTACCCCATAAACATAGCGCTTGCAGCTGCGCACGGCGTTGTCGCGTTCGCGCAAGTCAATGCCATACGCTCGCAATCATTCGACTCGGCGGGCGGTGGCGCTCCTAGTTTCGGTGGCGGTGGATCTGTCGGCACCTTCCCCGTCGACCCGGTCAACGGCTTGCCGCAAGCGGCATCTACCGATCTCTCTGTCATCGATGAAACTCAAGAAACCCAGCGTGAAGTGTTTGTCGTGTTTCAGCCTGACGGCGTGTTTTCTGGCCGCGAGTTAAACAACTTTTTAGACCAAACGGCAGAGCGCGAAAATGTTAATCGCCGTGATTTGAGGATCGCTTAATGGGGTTGCCCATACTTTGCGCGGGTAATTTATTTGTGCCTCCCAATCCGCGTGATGTGCTAATACAGCATAGCGGACAGCAACCTAATTTCCCGGTGAATTTTGCATGGTCAAATATCGAGACCGAGGCATGGATACATAACACAAGCGGCCAGGCAGTTGTAACTCTCGATACCCTCTCTCAAAAAGAGGCTGACTACTGGATGATACGCGGCGTGTTTGATAGCGCCGTGTTGCAGACATCAAGCGACGGGCAAAACTATTTAGATGTTGGGCCAGCCGTATCGGGCCATAACAAAGTGTTGCTTAGTTTGTTTGGCTCGATCACGACGCGTTACTGGCGCTTTGTCATTAACCGCGCTAGTGCGCCTCCCGAAGTACAGCATTTGTGGGTCGGCCAAAAATTAGAAATACCACGCGGTATGTCGCCAGGGTTTTCGCCGCACGCGTTATCTATTGTTAATAACTCTACAGCCGCAGTGACACAGTTAGATCAATTTTTAGGCGCAACCGAAACGCCCGGCAAGCCAACAGCGCGCATAAGTTTAGATTATTTGCCAGCGGAGTGGGTGCGCGAACAGTGGCGACCTTTCATCGCTCGCGCGTATAACGTAGCAGTAGTGTTTAGTTGGGACCATGACAACGATCCAGGAGATGCGATTTTTGGTTGGATACCAACACAAACAATTAACGCGACGTTTAGACAAACGAGGCATTACATGCAATTACGATTTGATATTAAGGGCGACACGTAATGACAGCGATAATAACCAAGATTTGGTTGCAATGTGAATAATAACTTTTTAAAACCTGGTGAAGTTGCATTTTCGGAAGGCTCATTTTTGGTCAAACTCGGTGCGGTATGCGTGATTCTGATGGGCGCGAAGCATAGTAGTGCCATTGTATTTGAGGGCGATACGGTTTTTGTGCCTCATGGTTTTTATGTGCACGCTCTTATACCGTCCGTTTTGGTATCGTGTGATCCCGACAAACAAAAATATGATGATTTTATATTG